ACATGCATATATTTAATGATTCATTCAGACAAAACTACTAAAATTATCGGTATTCTCCGACAAAAGAGTTCTTAATACAAAAACATTTTCAAAACAAAAAAACTGTATTAAAATTCAGAAAAATAAATTATCTTTGCCATCGATTGGTTCCGGAAGGTTGTTTCGACCCGACGGATTAAAAGGGAATCGGGTGAAAGTCCCGAACAGTCCCGCTGCTGTGAAGCTCATCAAGCACGTTGACAATTACTCATTGCCACTGGATAAAACCGGGAAGGTGTCAAAGCGTGTGAGTCAGTCAGAAGACCTGCCATCGTTTTTATTAATTAACCGAACTCGTGGGATAGGACGGTTGAACGTTTTACATAATGCTTAATAAACTTTGCTATTCAGTAATGTTTACCCTGCTGGTGTGGGGTATAAACATGTGTGCACCCGTACATGCACAAAATAAGTTAGATAGTCTTCAACATCTGAACGAGGTTGTTGTGACGGCGCGTGCCGTACAGAAAGAGATTTTTCCGGTACAAGAGTTATCGGGCAGGCAGCTTCATCAGCTCAGTTCGCACAACGTGGCCGACGCATTGCGCTACTTTTCCGGTATACAGATTAAGGATTACGGAGGAGTATATAATTCGCAAAACGAAGCGTTTCGCCATTCCAGAACGAGCCGTCTATTTTCTTAAAACGAAACGTACCGCTGGGGGTACTCCCCCACCCCAAAATATTTTCGACCGGCTTACGCCGGTATTCACATAATGCAAGAACGGAGTCCGGACACCATCCGAACCCCGTTCTTTTCGTTTTGTCGCTTCGCTCCCGCTTTGCGCGCTTCGCGTTACGCAGCCTCGCTCAACGCCTTATACGCAGCCACGCTTTGCGCCCTCACGAGTTTGCCGCGGAAGGCCAGGCGCGAGCCGACACCCGCACCCGCAAACGAGGCATCGCTACTCGCATACGCATTCGATAACCCGCCATACGCGTGCGCACTGTCGCACCCGCGATAGACCACACGGAACGTGGCTGTGCTTATCCAGTATATGTCTGAATAGTATGTGCTCGACGAGCCATTCATCGAGCCTACTGGCACTACCGCCATCAGCCTTCCATGAGCCACTGCCGTTATCCAGTTACCGCTATTCGTCGTACCCTTTATCATGATCGTGCTGCCGTCAGGCATCCAAATGCGCCACTTGCCCTCATTGCCGCTCGTGTTCGGCAAGTCCACACCGTCCATCATGTCATACTTGTGTCCGAAGATGTCCTCATAGCCCAGGCAGCAGATATTGTTCACCTGCGTCACCTTTGCAGCACCATACTCGTCCTTGTCTATATACCAGGCATATTGGTGCACTCTGTTCTCGTCCACCAGACTGTTTGTCACATTCGGGTTGATTGTCTTTGCGCCCTCATAGCCTATGGTGTCCTGCATGCCTCTTGACATCGTACCGCCAGTCGTGCGCATATTCGTATGCGAGCCAGCGCCACACTGCTCCTGCATGTTTCTCCTGCCATACTTCGCGTATGCAAGGTTCGCTATGCGGAAGTGCATCAGGGCGTCAATCTGCTGCATACCTCGCTGCACGCTGTAATAATGGAAGTCCGTCCATGTCATGCTTGCTGTAGTGCTGCCGCCCGTTATGCAGGCACGCAGCTTGCTGCCCACAACAGAACTGCCCACAACAGCGCACAGATGCTCATCGTTCGCAAACCATTCAGGCTCCATATCCTCTATCTTGCTGCTGTTGGATAGCACCACCTTGTCAAACTCGGCTGTGTTCAATATAGAGAAGTACAAAGTCTTGGCTCCCTCAGGCACATCGCTGATGAGATACATACCAGCCTCAAATCTGTTACCCAGCGTTGGCACCACGACGCTCTTCACCACATTGCCGTTCACGTCGGCAAATGCGCTGCCCACAAGGTTCGTGCCTGGCACACTCGGCCAGCGAACACGCTTGTGCTTCGACACATCCACCACGCACACCGAATAAGAGCTGTCCGTACTCATGGCATTTGTTATGGTGTCCCTGCCACTCATCACTTTCCTGCCTTTAGTGTAACCGCCCTGCACCGCCTTGATGTCATCAAGCGTCAATACGTCCACATTCGGCACAGCCGGCATGTGATCCTTGTCCTTCGAGCTGTAGCAGCTGTAGTCCTTGCTGTTCAAGAAGTCATTGATACCCTTGCTCCAGAAGAAAGGCTCGTGCATCATCAGGTCACCCTCGCTGCCGTCAAGTTTGGCAGGAGTCCCGTCGGCATACTTGGTGCTGTCCTTATCGTCAAGTTCCAAGTAAGTCATCTCGCCGTCCAGATTGTTCACCACGGTATCGACATTCGCGATGTTCACGTTCCTCGTGGTCGCCTTCTTTGTCACCTTCGCCAGCACTCTGTGGCGGTTCTTCAGTATCGCAGCCACATGGCCGCTTGGCTTGTAGTCGTTGCCGTACTTATAGCCCGTGCCATTATCCAAGTTCGAGAGATTTGCATCGTCTGCCACGCTCTCATCGCTCTCCAGCATTGTATATTCAGGCTGCTCGATGTTCAACTCCGGGTAGTGCTCGATGTATGCAGCATAGGTCTCATCATCAACGTAACGAGTCAGTCGGTATGTGCCTACCAGTCGGCAGCTCTCCACATTGCCGCCATTCTCGTCCACACCGCCCGTCTGCATCAGTGAGGCCAGCAGGCTGCCGTCGCCTTCCATGTCGATGCCGGTCACACGCAGGTACTTCACGTTTCCGCACCTTGCGTGCAGCGTCTGCCAGTCCACACCCGGGCAATTGTCAACCACAAGTCTGTTGATGTTGCTTGTGCCCTCAAGCGTCAGACCGCTGGTCGTCAGTTTGCCCAGATAGCGCAGTTCCAGTGTCTGCAACGTTGCCGGGAGCGTTACGCTCGTCAGCGGAGCACCCTGTGCGAAGTTCACGCCGGTCAAGGCTGTCTTGCCTGCCTTCAGTGTCTCCAGCTTCGTGTTGTTGCTCAAGTCTATGCCAGTGAAGCTGCCTGACTTCAAGCCGGTCATATTCAGAGTACGCAAATTTCGGCAGCCGTTCACCAGCAATGCGTTCAGCGTTGTCTGTGTCTGGCCGCAGCTCACGTCAAGCGTCCGCAGGGCGGAACAGTTGTTCAAGTTCAGAGTCTGGAGTATGGCATGGCTAACGTCCGTCAAGTCAAGCCCCATGATGCGGCTCGCACCGTAGATGTATTGCGGGTCATTCACGATGAGGTCCGTGTCAAGCGTCAGTTCCACCTGACTTCCCGTGTCCTCCGCAAGCACTGCGCTCTGGTGCGGTGTGCCGCTCGTATAGCCGTACCCGAAGAAATACCGCTCGCTCGCCGTGATTCTTATCTTCCGGTTGTCACTTCCGAACTTATAGCCGAAGTAGGCCGCGAAACTGTCCTTTCTGTATGTACCGCACACATACTGGCTGTCCAGCAATGCAAAGCGGTTCTGGATGGTATAGGTGCGGTGCGCATATCGGCTGCCCTGGAGTGCATAGAGATAGTCATAGTAACTCGTAGTGCCGTCAGCCGTCGTCACACCCTCCGTCAGCGGTTTGATGTACTTGTAGATGCCGTCCTTGTTGTAGATGCGCTCACACCAGTTGCCCATCATCTCCTCATTGAACACCTTCAGCACATACTCCAGCGACATGGTAGAGCGCAGCTTGTCTGCCACCTCCCTCAGTTTGTCCGGGCAGCCTCTCACAAGTTCCCACAGCACGGAGTCGTGTCCTGCAAACGCATACGAGCCGATGCTCTCGTCCATCGTCTCCCACGTTATCGTGTAGTCGTATTTCAGAACCGAGTCGTTGCGCTCACCGAACACCGTGTCCATGTCGTATGGGATGAAGTACCATATCTTGCCGTCCCACGTCACGAGCATCATGTTCTTCGCGCGGTTGTCCACAGCCATGAAGTAGTCTGTTATCAGATACCATGCAAATGGCGAGTCGTTGCCGAAGTATTCCGCATATTCGTTCAGGAATTTCGTCGGGTTGCCCTTGCACGAGTATATCCACTCCCAAAGGCGCTTCACTGCCGCCTTGTCATCCTCATGCGCCGTCGCCCATGTGTCGTCGGCCTTGAAGCGGAACTCCAGAGCATCGTCAAACGTGTCCATGTTGCTCGTACCAAACAGACATAATGTCTCCGAGTTGTTCAGGAACTCCAGGCAGATACACTTGTTGCGCCCGCCCTTCAGTGCAGCCTCGTCATTGAAGCCCTCGATACCCTCAAAGCCGTAGATGATGCCGCTGCCGCTCTTCTCGTTGTTGAAGTTGTACTTGCCGAGATACACGTTCTCACCCGTGCCGTTGTTGTCGTAGAACAAATCTATCGGGAAACCGTCCACGCCGATTCTCACATCATAGTTGCCCTTGTAGGCCATTTGTGGCGGAGTCAGCCAGCCGCATCTCTGCCAGATGTCGTTCACGATTCTCACCGCGCCCGTATTATGCGTAGATGAAGAATCCGAGAAGTCCGCCTTCAGACAGAATATGTCTATCGGTCTTGCACCTGGTTTGAACGAATATTTGAAGTCCGCTACCTCCACACCGTTCACATACAGCTTAGTGCCGTACTTCGTCGAGCGGCTGAAATAGATGCGGTAGTTCTTTCTCGGGTAGGTCGTCGATGAGGTGCCTTGTATTCTCAGTCCGCACTGGTAGATGATGAAGTCATACTCCTTACCGTAGGCAGAGTAGAAGTAGATGTCCACCGGAACCTCAAACTTCTTGTTGTTCGTCTGGTTCACCAGGTTCACGTCGCCCACGATCCTCATCACGCTCTTGCCCATCGCACGCAGTTTGTCTATATCGACATCAGTGCCCTCGTCGTCCATCACCTGGTTCTTCTCGAACAGAAACACCATCTCATCGCTCGTCGGGCGGTCCACCATGTAGTTGGCAAGTTCCTCGTCATCGCCCAATGCACGGTTGTATATGCGCAAGTTCCTTACCTCCACGTCCGCGCTCTCACTCGTTATCCTGATGTTGGCCGGCTCGTCCTGCAGAAGGCTGTCTGTCGGGGCGTACTGCTTTGCACCGCTCAATATGCCATTCACATACAGTTCCATCAGCCGGTTGCCCTTCTTCTCCTGGACCACGAAGGCTATCTTCAGTGTCATGCCGCTCGCGAACTTCGTGCCCACTTCCGAGCCTGCGCCCGTGCGCATCAGCGCCTCCTGCGTGGTCAGTCTGAAACCGACATTGCCGGCCATACAGTCCACCACCGTGCCCTGGCGGTCGGTCACATTGGTGCAGGTCAGTTCCATCTCGTAAGTCGCACCAGTGGTCGTAGCATCGTTGCCGAATGGTTTGCAGCCTATCTCGATGTTCGCGCCGTTCGTCAGTTTCAGCGCGTCACCCGTCCAGCCGTTGCTCTGCCAGTCAAAGCCTTCAAACACCGTTTGAACGTCGTTATAACGCCATTCCGCAGGACTGCTCTCCGCATTGCTCCTGCCCGCTGCCGTCAGCTTCAGCACCAGTCCCGATGTCGCCTCGCCAAGGTCGATGCCGCTCTCCGTCACGTTCACATTGAACTTGTATTCGGTCGTGCCGCACTTCAGCACCATCGCAACCGCGCCTTTCTCCAGGAAACGGTTCGTGTAGGTCTGCACCGTTCTCGGCACGCTCACCGTCTGTGTCCTTATGCCGTCCCTCCACACGCTCATGCTTGCAGGGGTCGCTGTCGGGTCATACGCCACGAAGTCGAACAACACCTGCTCATACTGGCCTGTGTCGATAGTCGGGGTGAGATGGTCTGCCGTAAAGACGCGTCCGTCCTTGAAGGTTATCTTGGTTCCTATATATGGAGCGCTGCTGCCGGTCTTCAATATATCGAAATAGATGCTCTCGCTCTTCAGTGTCAGTTCCTCGCTTGCCTTCATCTCGGCCACCATCTGCACGGTATGCCTGCCGACAGCAAGTCCGGACATGGAGAGCGTAAAACTACCGTTGGTCGTACCGCTCCTCGTGACAGAAACGGAATCTTTCTGTATGCCGTCCACATAGAGGGTGACGGTCTTTGTACCGCTTCCGCTTACGGCATAGGGTATGCCCACATTCTCGCTCACGCCATAACCACCCTTTGCAATGCACTCGGCAATATTGAAACCGCTCGTCAGTGCAAGCGTCACCGCCTTCACGCTTACATAGCTCTGCTTGGTCTGCGTCTTGCCTGTGGTCGGGTCGGTGGTGGTGGCCTTCACATAGATGTCAGTCGTGCCCAAAAGGAGGTATTTCGTCAGGTCCAGCGTATAGGTGCCCTTGCTCACGTCCTGCTGCGTATCGGAATACATCAGCGTCGCGCCGCGTTTCATCTGTATCTTCACCGTGGCTTTCTGCCCCGTCGATGTCCCCTTCTCGTCACCGCTGCTGTACTGGTGGTCGTAGAACCATGTGAGTGTGGCCTTGTCGCCTTCCTTGATGACGGACTTGTCTGTTTCTGCCGTCAACACGATTTTGGTGGTGGAGGTTTCTCCGCCACCACCGCCTTTTCCTGCCGGTATGTCCAGACCTACGACCTCCGCACCACTCTTGTTGGTCAGCGTCACACGCACGGTGCTCTCGTCATCGCTCAGTTCGGCACTGCCGCCGAATATGGTGTTGGCTTCGACCTCTGCAAGTTTGGCGGCCACGGCCGCGTTCTGCACCGGATTGGTGGAGTTCGTGTTCAGGCTCTCGTCCACCTCTGTCTCGTTGATGGTGAGGTTCACGTTGCCCGCGCTGTCAAGCGTCTGTTTCTTTCCGTTTACAGAAATGCTCTTCACGTTGCCCGCACCGCCGAAGTCCTCCCAGCTCGCCACCTGTTCCCAGCTGTCAATGCTCGTGCCGATGAACTGTTTGGTCTCCCACTTGCCCTGTGCCGTCTCGTAGGTGATGCAGCGTCCCTTGGCGCGTTTCTTCTCCTCTACGGCAACGATGGCGGTCGCCAATGTATAGTAACCGCTCTCAAGCGGAATTTCCTCTGTCACGTTGTAGGTGTTTCCGCCACTGCCGCCAGTGGCATATTCCTGCCATTTCTCCGCATCATGGAGGTCGTTGTCGGGGTCACCGGTGAACTGCCAGGACTCCCAGCCGTCCGCACTTCTGAATATCATCACGCAGCCAGTAGTGAACACTTTCTCCCCACCGGTGCTCTCGTTGCCGGCAATGGTCTCCAACGCTTCAGACCAGTCACTGAATATGCGGTCGGCATCACCGATAAGGCTGTTCACCAGCACCACCGGGTGGGTGTTGGCCGCTGCGATGGCATCATTCAGTTTTGCCGTGGCGTCATCGGCAAGCATGGCCGAATTGTTGGCCGTGAGTGCCGCACTGGAAGCCACACCTGCAGCATCTTTGGCCTGCTGTGCTGCTGTCCCTGCCGCTTTCGATGATGCGTCCGCCGTAGCAGCCGCCGTGTTCGCGGTCTTGGCCGCTTCCTCCGCAGGTTTCGCAAGCAGGGACACAGGCACGCGGACCACTTTCTCCCCTTGCATGGCCGGCAGTGAGTTCACGCTGTCAAGCGAGGTGACGGTTTCCAGCTCGTCCACGCTCTGACTGTCGGTCTTTATCTGGTTCAGGACTTCCTGAACGACTGTTTTCTTCTCCTCGTCTGTCATATCATTCGTTGTTAGGGTTATTATCCAACTGCTCGTTCAGTCCGTCTATGAAGCCGGGCACGCAAAGACGCTCGGCGACAATGCGCACAAGTTTCACCTCGTCATCAGTGTAGTCCGCCTCGCCCTCACTCCCGTATATCTTCATGGCGAGGGAGTGCGCCTTGATGCCGTTCACGTTGTTGTATATCATGTCCGCGAAAGACTCGCGTACATCCATTGTCCGTGCAGATTTGTGATTCACTGCCATGTAAACATTGAAATGCTGAAAATCTATCTTCATATTATGATACATTAGTTATTATTCCGTTCTCTACCGTCACAGTTTTACCCTTGAATCTTCCAGACCAGCCGTTCTGTGGCCACATTCTGTCCGCCTGGATAGTACCGCCCGTTACAATTATATCGCCTGCGTTGACAAGTATGTCACCGTCAAAATACCCCGCGCACATGGTATTGCTGTTCGGGAATGTGGGGGTGCTCCTGCAACTTCCGTAAATTCCACTGCCGCCCATCGGGGCAAGCCCGGCGATGGCGTTGCTGAACATGTCCGCCTTGATATACACGCAGGTTTTCTTGCTCCAGGTATCGTCATAGCCAAGCCTTATCTCAGCCAGGCTGTCGCTCCATTTCATGCAGGCGTTCTGAATATCAAAGCCGCCCACTTTTCCGCCGTCCTCGACGAACACCTTGCCGTATATCGTCGCATTCTGCGTGACGATGCTGCCGTCCTCCAATATCTTGAAGTTGCCGTTGGCCGTGACGATTCCCTCCAATTGTATGTTGGCGGCCTTTATCTTCACACCGTCCTGACCCGCTCCGACAAATGATTTCAGATTACCGTCCCCGTCGATGGCGTACAGACCCGACACCTTGGAAGTGGTGATAAGCCCTGTCTCCTCCAGCATGTTCTCGTCCTTGTCGAACACGGCAGCGGAGATTTTCACAAGACGCTCGCTCTGCTCGAACAACGTGCGGTAGCGGTGCGTCAGCGCCTCGTACTTGTCGGTGCTGAGCACCAGCATATACATGTAGATGTCACCGTCAAACTCCAGACGGAAGTCGCCCGTTCCGTTCCACAGGCCGTTTCCGGTATATTGCACATAGCCTTCGGTCTCCGCAATCTCCTCGCTTATCTCCATGCTGTTGAAGTTGGCGAAGCCTGTCTTGTCCACATTCTCGAAGCGGACCTTCAGCGTGCCGACCTTGGCACAGCGGTAGAAGAATGTCAGATACACAGGCAGGGCCTCTTTCTGCCCCTCGTCATTGGTCGGAAACGTGGGCACATAGCGCAGGTTCCCGTGTTTCTGCAGTATGTACTTGTTGCGTATGCGCACCACCGTGCGCCCCATGTCCGTGACCACGCTTGCGCCGTCGCCTTTCTTGGAGAGCACGTTGCCGTTGGCCCATATCCACTTGTTGCCGACAAGGAAGAACACGGTCTCGTTCTCGGAGTTCCATTTCTCCAGCCCCGATGTGAACGTGGGGTTGTTCAGGTAGCCTTTCTCGCTCAGGAAGTCGTTCCGCACGCTGTCTATCGCGCTCTGCACCTTTCCCTCCGTTATCTCCAGCTTGGTCTTGATGTCCTCGCCGGTGGAAAGCAGGAACGTGCCGCGCAGATACACGTTGTCGGCATACAGGCCGTTGCCCTTCGGCTGGTTATCCAGTGGAAAGCGGTCGTCCTTGATGTCGTTAAGGTTGCCGAGCCTTGCACGCAGGGCGTGGTCAAAGTTCTTGGCGTTCACTCCGTCCAGCACGTCCACTCTCGGGTGGCCGTCCTCCGAGGCGGAGATGAGGACGAGGTTCTGGCGGTTCGCCGTCTCGGTGTTGCCCATAAGCACACACTCGTCGCCCTCTTCGGGCTGTGCGGTCTCAAACTCGGATTTCTCCACAAGTATGCCACCATTCGCGATGCCGGCCACTTCCACCCAGTAGGCTTTCTGCGACGTGCCGGTGAACACCTGGCAGCGCATCAGGTCGTGCGCCACGAAGGTGTTCTCCTGCTCGAAGGTGATGTGCCAGTAGTCGCCCTGCTCCCGCACCGTCTTTATCTTGCCGTTGGCCGCGCTGACGCAAATCTGTCCGCCCACGCTGCGCACCTTGTTTATCAGCAGTTCAAAGACATTCATCACGCGTCTGACGGTTATTTTGTCAACTATCAGGTGCGACAGCAGGTCCTCGTCAAGGCCGATTTGCCAGCCGTTGCCTGTCATGCCACTGCCGCCATAGTTGGCACTGCGCAACAGTTCGCGCACCACAAGGGTGAGCAATTCGGCATTGCCCTTGCCATCGATGCGCCCATTCTCTTCCAGTCCGATACCGATGCCTTCCTCGAAAGTGATTTTCTTCTTCGCACGATCGTTGCGTTTCTTGCTGATGAACTCCTGCTGGCTCCGTCTTGCGGAGAAAATGTTGTTGTCGGTCGGCTGCGTGTCGTCCCATGAGCGTATGATGTCGGGCAAAGCTGCGCCCTCCGTCCTGGACTTGGTATAGTTCTTCAGCTCTCCGATGCTGTCGTTCACCTTGTCAAGTGCGCCGGTCTGCAGGGCGTCGCTGATTTCCAGATCCATCTGGCTTGGCAGGTTCACCTTGCGCGTTATCTTGGTGATACGGCTTTGCCTGTAGCCGTTTTCAGGGAAATACTTGTCGCTTACAAGCCGGACACGCCTGCCGACATAGAACACGACATTATTCTCCTCCACCCATACATGGTCGGTCGGGGCTTTATAGACGCTGATGTCCTTCCAGTGCTCGGCGTTGTACTTCTCCACTGCGTTTAGGAACTCCTCCTCCGCTATCGGATAATACTCGTCGGGCATACGCACGTTCCAAAGGATATAGTGGTCACCCACTTTTGGCACGAGCTTTCCACCGGGCAGTTGGGTGTCATCGTCATACGGCCAGATGGTGATTATCTCGAACTCGCGTGTCTTGCTGTAGAAGTTCACCTCGAAATAGTGGTCATCATCGGTACCGAGCCCGGCAAGCTCACCGTCTTGGAACGAGACGCGCTTGGTCTCACCGGCCAACTCGTAGTCGTTGGGATCGAAGTTCAGCGTATCGTCCCTGAAGTAGTAGATGGTGAATGCGTTGCCGTCATCGTCCTTGACATTCTCGCTGCGCACACCACTCACCTCACCGGTGCGTCTTGGATAGATGCCGCTGAACGCGTCTTTCTCGTAGTGGTCATAGATGCCGTACTCATCAGTGTGCAGTTCCACATACTGACGACCACCGGGCAGCATCAGACGGCTGTGGCCGTATTTCTCCGCATCGATGTTGCGGGTGCTGCCTATCGGGAACAGGCGCGTGTAGAACTTGTTGGTGTTGTCAGTGTCACGCTCCAGGCTCGTCAGTCCGTTGCCGTACCCCAATATTATTTCCTCGCCGTGCTCGCATCTGCAGATGTTCACGGTCTGCCCTTCCACCCACCACTCGGCACTGCCGCCCACTTTCTCGGCTATCTCCTTCAGCGCCTCGTCGCAGTACTTGCCCTCGTAGTCGATGACAATGAGGTCGGTGCCGTCCACCTGCCCCACCTTCCAGTCGGTGGTGTGCCCCATGCCGTTGTTGATACACTTCACCACCATCGCCGCATGCTCTCTCGGAGTGGCGGTGAGGGTGAACACGGGCTCGGCATTGTTGTCTGTGGTCTCCAGCACGAGGAAACGCTTTATCAGGCTCTCGATGCCGTAAAATTTCACGTCATACGACCACTCGCCATCGCTCTTCTGGGCAGGGGCGTATTTCTCGGTGAGCCAGTAGCGCTCGCCCTCAAAGTCCACATAGTCGTTCACATCGAGGGGTATGTGCTCGTAATGGGTGAAGGAGAGCGTCAGCACGTTGTCGCCCTGAACCTCCTTCTGCTGGGTGCTGCCGTCACCGGGCGAGATGTCCGTCCGGGCGGTGCCGTATTTGTCGTATATCGTCAGAACCATATAGGAATGCTGTTTGAATGTCATTAGATGATGGGGACAGGCTCGCGGAACTTCACCTTGAACTTGCCGGCGTTCACACCCTCCTTCCACAGGTAGGTGAGCGGTGTGAACTTGGGGCTCTCGCTGTATTTCACATGCAGGGTAAGGTCAAGCTGCGTGAATACGATGTCCAGCCAGCCGCCCTTGCCCTGTTTCAGAAAATTGATGAACGAGAAGTATTTCCGCAGCCAACCCGCATGTGTCTTGTCATACAGGGCGAAGTTGAGCGTGATGTCCCTCGGCTCGTTTCTCGGTGTAAGCGTGGCGGAGTATTTCTCGCCCTGCTCCTCGCGTATGTTCACGGCGGTGTCCTTCTTCGTCTTGCTCGGTGTGAGTATGGCGGTGAGGTTCTCCATGCCGCCACGTTTGTCCTCGACGAGGAACACGCCGTATTCTTTCCAGATGTCGGTGCCGTTCACCAGCACCAGCCCTCCAAGTATCTTGTCCATGTCATTTTACTTTTAGTCCGTCCCTTACTATTTTTCTGATGTCCTCCTTTATCTCGCCAAGATGCCCCGCGCTCGTGCCGGTGTTCTCGGCAATCCGGGCAAGGTGGCTCTCGGCAAGGTTCATGCGGTCGGCCACGGTCTCCAGACGCTCGTCCATGCTTGACCAGTGCTGCAGTCCGCTGGTGAACATGCCCTCCAGTTTCGTGCCCTGGTCCTGCGTCATGGCGGTAAAGCCTCCGGACTTCGCGCTCTGGCTGGTACCGCCCGTGTCCTCGTAGCCGGTGACCTTCGCCCACTCGTCCCTGCGTTTCAGCCCTTCCGCCACTATCTCGTCATAGCGGCGGTTGAAGTCCTCGATGTCCTTTTCCGTCAGCTCGCCGTTCTTGTCGGAGATAAGCTGTGCCCAGTCATCGTACAACTGCTTCAGCTCACCGTTGATGAGGTCTTCCATGGAATAGCTCAGCAGGGCTTTCTGCATGTCCGTGGCGAAGTCCTCGGCAAAGTCCTTGGAGGTTTTCTTCATGTCCATCAGGTTGGAGATGAAGCTGTCCTTCATGCTGTCGAAACTTATCTGGGTGATGGTCTCGCGCCAGCTGTCGGTCAGTTCCTCTATCTTTCCTGCCTGGTCCGCGTAGTCCTGCAGCTTGTCCAGCACATCATTTCCATAACCGCCCTTGCCGGTGTTCTTGATGTACTCGGCTATATCCACATTGGAGAGGAGTTTCTTCATCTCCTCCGGTGTAAGGCTCCAGATGCTGCCGTCGAAGTTCTCCTTCACGTTCTGCCTTATCCATGCCGTCTGGTCATCTGAAAAGCCGTTCCAGTAGTAGTTCCAGCTGTGGTGGTGCTTCCAGTAGCCTGCCTGTGTCTGCGCGATGCCCAGGTAGTTGGCGTTGGTCTCCTCCTGGTTGCGCTTGGCCTGCTCGTAGGCATCGGTAGCTTTCTGACCATAGCTTTTCTCCATCACATCGGTCAGGTCCTCGATGGCGTTCTGCAGGAGTTCCGTGCGCTCGGTCAGATTCTCTATGGTCTTCTTCACCTCTTTCTCGTTGCCGTTAAGACCGAAGAGGTCGTCTATGCCGAACCACCCGGCAATGCCGCTGAGCAGCCCCTGCACGATGTTGCCCACGTCCTTTATGACATCGATGATGATTTCGGGAAGTTCCTCCACCACCTTGTTTATCGTGTCGGCCACCTTGTCAAGCAGGTCGTTGATGAAACCTTTCGGGTCATCGCCAAGCGCGTCGAGTATCTGGAGTATGGCACCGACGATGCCGCCAATCTTGCCGCCCAACTCGCCCAACGACTTGCCGATGCCGTCGGAGCCTTTGGAGAGCGAGGTGATGAGCTTGGTGATGCCGTTGGCAAAGCCGTACAGCGAACCGTCCGACATCTCGTTCAGGTAGCCGGTGAAGTTCTTGATGCCCTGTGCCGCCGCGTTGGTGTTGTCGGTGAGGGTTTTCCGTGCCTTGTCGCTGGCCTCCTGCGCCTCATTCTGAGACGCTGCCGTCGCATCGACCTTGCCCTGCGCTATATCCACCGCTTTCTGTGCGATTTCCTTTGAGGCATCGTCGGTGGCATCGGCAAGGTCTTGTTGCGCCTGTTCCAAATCGGCCACGGCCTGTGTATGGGCATCGGTTTTCTCACGGAGCGTGCGCACGCTGTCCTGATAGGTCTTCACGTTCTCGGCGATTGTGCCCCATATCTTGAAGTTGAAGGCACTGGTACTGTTGCCGCCGGTCTCGTCCTTCAGTTTCGCCTGAAGGTCGGTATATACTTTCTTGTTTTCCGCCGAGAGTTTCTTGAACTCGGAGGTCTGCATGTACTCCTCTATCTTGGCGAGGGTCTCTTTCGCCACGTCTTTGAGCACGTTGCCGACACCCTCGAAAGTGGTGCTCCAGTCTATGTTCAAGGCGAGGTTCTGGGCATTGGTCTGGCTGACGGCAGCGTCACGCTCCTTTTCGAGCTTGCGGACTTGCCACCGTTTCTCCTCCGCCGTGCCGTCGCCCTCGTTCACCTCGCGTATCTTCTCGGCGTATTCCTTGGCGATGGCGTATTTCTGCTCCTGGAGGGTGCCATACTCACGCAGGTAGTCCACCATGGCCTGGAGCTCGTTCTTCAGGGATTCCTTGTCGATTTCCTCCAGCCCCTTGCGCTGTTCCTCCTGTGCCAGACGCAGCCGTTCCGCAAGGGCATTGCCCTGCTCCTCCGTGAGATTCCCGCCCTGCGCATCGCGCCACTTGGCCTCCTGCGCCTTTATCTCGGCTTCCTCTTTCTGGTAGTTGAATTTTATCTCCCGGATTCGCTTGGCGCTGCCCTCCGCCATCTGGTCGATGCTTTTCTGCTCGTTCTCCTGACGGAGCCGCGCAAGTTCCTCGGCTCGCTTTTGCTCGGCTGCCTTCTCGCGCTCCAGTTCTTTCTGTCGGTCCTTGTCGCCGTTTCCACCGGTCGGCTTGTGTTCGGGCTTGGTATGGCCGCCGATATTGCTGTTCTTGCCTATCTCGCCCATTTCCTTGGTCAGGTCCTCCGCCTGTTTGAGCAGGTCATCACGGAGTTTTTCGGCATCGGCGATGGCCTGCTCCTTGTTTTTCTCGTTCTCTTCCTTGATGATGGCCAACGCGTCTATCTGGCCGTTGGACTCTCCTTGCGCAAAATAGAGGAGAGACTTCTTGAACCACCCCATGGAGCCATCGACATCATCTGCATCGGTCGCCTTCAGCTTGTTCACCTTGTCGTCGGCTTCCACGGCCTTGTTGACCAGTGCCTGTGCCTTGGCCTGCAGGAAGAGCATCTGGATATAGTCGGCCGCTTTCTGCGTGAGGACATCGTACCACTCGGCAACGGTGTCATAGTAGCCGAAAGCCTCGCCGTACTTGCGGTTCAGTTCCTCGGTCTTCTTCTTTTCCTCCTCCTTGCTGCCGGTGAACTCCTTCAGCTCGCGAATGGTGTTGTCTATCTCGAAACGGGTCTTTATCATCTGCGCCCTGCCCTCGCTCTCCACCTCTATGAGCTCCTGCGCCTTCTGCCGTGCCTCCTCCTGCGCGTCGCTGTATTTGTTGAACAGGACTATCAGGCCGGTGATGACGGCGGACAGACCCATCGTGAGGGTCGCCATGAGCGCAGACGCCGCTGCAGTGGAGATGCCGAGGGCTACCGCCAGCCTTGTGTTGGCAGCAGTCAGCAGGTTCTTCATCTTCACCACCGTCACCAGTCGGAATGCGGAGTCTTTGTTCAGGGTGTTGAACACCTGCTGCAGACCCATCGTGACGGCCATGACGGACTGCACCCTCGCCTGTATCTTGGCAAGGTTCTCGTTTTCGGAGGCGAACAGGGACACGGCACCGGTGGCGGCGGTGAACATGCCGGACAGACCGCTGATGCCGGACATGAAGCCCTGCAGGTTGGCATCATCGTTGGAGAGTATCTTGGTCTGGGTATGGAGGTCGGCGATGGTATCGGACAGCAGGGCTGCCTTCTCCGCCATCTCGCGGTACTCTTCCGTGTCCTGCTTCCCTTCCAGACGCATCTTGGCCATCGCGTTCTGCAACTCGCGCAACTGCATGGCCAGACGCTTGTTGCTCTCCCGGTTTTCCTCCTGCTCGCGTGTGAGGCTGGCGAGTATCAGCTTCTCTTCCTCCAACGCTTTCTTGGCGGCGTTGAGTTCGGCAAGGGCTGCGGACTGGGCGTTACCGGGGGCTGCGTTCTTGTAGGCTTTCTCCAGCTCCTTGATACAGGACGTGGTGTACTTCACCAAGTCCTTGCTCTCGGCGATACGCTCGGCAAGGGTCTTCTGCGCCACAGCCGCCGTGGTGCTGGACTCGGAGAGCTTGCCATGCTCCTTCTCTAAGTCGGACACAGCCTTTTCCGCCTGGCGGTGTTGTTTCTCCAGATAGACGAGGGTGTTCCGCTCCTCGTCCAGCACCTTACGGCAAGCCATGACATCGGCGGCGAGTTCCTTCTGGGCGGTACCTGGTTTCATGCCTGCAAGCTGCCTCTCCATACGGCTGAGGTCTGCGGCCACGCCGTCAATGACCTTGTGCTGCTCGGCTATCTTGGCGTTCACCAGCTCGGCCGCTTTCTTGGCATTATAGATGAGGGTGTCGATATGCGCGTTGGCATTGTCGATTCCGTCACTCAGTTTGTCCTTCATCAGGAACTCTATCTCTACGGGCTTGCTCATGCTTTCAATTCAGTTTACTTTGGAAAAATCCTGCTATGTCTTCGGCTTCCTCCTCGGCGGTCTTGCCGCTGTCGGGTCTGCCTGCTTTCTTCTTGATGTAACGTGGGGCATCGCACAGCATCATGATGAGGGTCTGGTAGTTCACGCCGTGGAGTATGTAGTCCACGCTCCAGCCTGTGGCGCTGGCTATCTGCCACACGAATCCGAAAGGGCTATGGGAACCTTCATACTCGGTCCTTAACTCCCCTTCTTTCCTTGGCTCAGTCTCAGCTTCATCGGGTTCGTCCGTTCCGCGGATCTGATAATACTCATAAAAGGGTCTGTGCCCATCAGCCGCTCGAACTGCTCGGTGGCGGCCACCTGATACCGGTACGCCACAAAGTTGCGCACGAGCCATGCGGTCAGCCCCACAAGCAGATGGCGGGATATATATCCCCTGCACACGGTGTAGGCGATAATGCGCGACAGGCATTTGCCGTGTTTGGCAATGAAACGCATCTGCCCCAGCTTAGGCATAGTCCGCACCTCTTCTGCCGTTATGTCCATCTCCAGGTACTGCCGGCCGATTTCTATCTGCCCTGCCAACGTGGGGCGTTTCATGGTGACGCGCACCTTCAGCGGTTTCTTGCGGAACGGCAGTCGTATGTCCTTAAACGGCACGGAGACACCCCTGTCAAGGAGTGCCTCCGCCGCTTCTTTTTCGAGTGCTCGGTTCATACGCTACTCCCCTGGTTTAGTGTCGGCCACATCATAGGGAGCACTGCCGTCGTCTGGCGCGTTCACCGTCAACTGACACTCTATCTTGGAGACTTCGGTCAGGGTGAGCTTGCCACCAAGGTTGGCCATAAGGGTGGCACTCGGTATCGTCACGGTCTGACCGCTCTTCAGCTGAATCTCACACTTGTCACGGAGTTCCACAAGGTCGGTCGGGGCTTTCCAACCGGTATAGGCTCCTTGCGTGCCGACAAGCGTTCCACCAAGGGCGAGTTGGAGGTTCTCGTAGTCCAGCTGTATGAGGTTGAACGTGGGGGCTATCGTGCCGTTCTTCGTGACAAGAGTCAGCACGGGGGCACCGGGCACCTGCTCGGCTTCCACATCCACTTTCTCGGGCTTGGCTCCACCCCAGTCCCAGCTGCCCTTCTCTATATAGCCGACTGTCTTGTCACCAAACTTTACGACACCGATGCCGTACATGAATTTCTTACTTTCTGCCATATTTTTCTTGTTATGATTGTTAATACTGTGCCGGTCGCCACTCCGACAATAAAGGCGATGAGAAGCATCTTCCACGGATTTGAACTGCGTTCTTTTTCCGTTCTGGCTTCATTCTTCTGCTGCTCCAATGCTTTCTTGTAGCTCGCCATCTGGCGCTCATAGTACTCGCACTGGCGTTGCAGACTGTCGCAAGTGGCATACACCACGATGATGCCACCTTTGTTCTGCACGGTCGCGCTGGCTCTGCCGTTCTTGGCGCGGTACTCTGCCTTTTCGGGCAGGTTAGTCAGTTCCGCCAGGGGTATCTCCAGTTTGGCCTCCTCCTGCGGTACTGTCTCCGTCCACGTCTGACGCACCTCGCTCCGGAGGGTGTCCGCGGATACTTGTCTCACGCTTTCCTCCGTGGCCACGCTCGCCTTTCGGCTTGTCGCGCAGCCCGACAAGAACAGGGCAGTCATCATGATGCTTGCAACTGTTAGCTGTGTCGATAGCCTTGCGCAGACGCGCCATCTCGCGCTTTGACGCTTCGAGGTATCTTCTTGTTTCATTGAGCTCTTCCTTCAATGGTTTCACTATGTTCTCTACCAAGATACGGGTGGCATGCTCGGCGTTGTCCATACGCACCGTCTCGGCATCGGCTTCCGCCTTCATCGATTCCGCTTTCGCTTTCCTTATGGTAGCCCGCAGCGTGCATATCGCTACGATGGTGGCCACCAGACCTCCGCCGAGGAGGACGTTCAGGACTTCGCTGATATTCATGCCATCCATATTTTTGTTATTGATAAATGCCTATTGACTTGAGCCACTTGGCGACATCAAAACTCGGACAGGCTTTGTTCACGCCCGGAAGGTCGCGGTGTCCCACGATTTTGATTTGCGGAAAACGCTCGTGGAAGTTCTGCACATAGTCGGTCATTGCCTTCAGCTGCGCTGCCGTGCGCGTGTCCTTGGCGGTCTTGCCGTCCTTGGCCAAGCCCCCGGCATACACGATGTGTCGGCTCACGCTGTTGTAGCCTTTCGCACCATTGGTTACTTCCCACGGATCGACCTCCGCATCTTCGTTGTTATCGACAAGGCGTTCCACCTTGCCGTCCAAGTGTATCAGGTCGGTATAGCCTACCTGCTTCCAGCCACGCCCACCCTTGCTTACTGGGTCAGTGTGCCAGTGGCGTATCTCCTTAGAGGTTACCTCACGGCCTTCAGGGGTGGCTGTGCAGTGTAGGACTAAATACTCCATTCTCGCCATTACGCTTCAGCTTTATATCCGCTGGTCATTACAACACCTGCGTCTGCCTTCTTGAACATGCAGATGAAGTAGTGGCGGAAGTTCACCTTGTTGCGCTGGTACTCAGGGTCGTTCTCGGCAGCGCTCCAGTACATCTTGGTGGAGCCAGTAGCCTTGAACACACGCTGTGTATAGAATGCAAATGAGCAGTGGAAATCACCTGCGGTATCTCCCTTGTCGCCGACAGCCTTCTTCACTCCATTGGATGTGTAATAAGGGGTATTGGCAAATTCATAAATGTCAAAGCCGTAGAGCTTACCCACCTTGCCGGTGTTGCGGTCGATGTTGTACTGCTCCTTAAAACGCTGATCGGTCTCCAAGAGGTCGTTCACATGGTCGGTACACAATACGAGGCGACGGTTGGTGGTCGGAACGCCCAACTTGTCGAGGGCTGCCTTCATCGCAAGCACATCCTTGACGGTCAGCTTGAGACGACCTGTAGCAGCATCACGTTCGCCGGTAGTGGTCAGCACTGGGGTCTTGGCTGTATTCTTCTGAGCGCAGAGCGCATGTGCAGCCTTGGCGAACTTAGCATCGTTGATGGCGTTTGAATGACTCTCCTTCACTCGGGCAATCTTGTCGTAGCTGATGGCGTACAACTCATCATCGGTGATTGGGGTCACCTTGGTCTGGAACTTGTCAAGCTGAATGGCGATGTCCTTGTCGTCAAGTGCCTGCAAGGGGATTGGGTAGGTGGTGTTGTTGACAAGCACGTCAGGGTCAACGCCAACCTCCACCAAGTGAATAACATCATTGTCAACGATGCTTGAACTGTCGGGGATTCCATCAAGCCAAGTCCCTGCGAGAAACTCACGCAAGGACTTAACCAACTCTCCAGTCCAAATCTCCTTCAGCACGCCCTCGCGTGCCACGCCAACTGGCATTGCACCGCTCACGGCTAATGCGATGGCATTGGCACCTACTGCACCTGCCACGGGCGACACACCCAAAGTCATACCGAACACGGCTCCTGTAAACGCATTGAACAGCAAAGCCGTAATCATGGTCAAAATTGTTTTCATTCTTTTTGTATTATTGGTTTGTACTAAAGTTCACACTCCATGCCGTACTCCTCCTTGTAGAGTCGCTTATACTCCTCGGGCTGCTCTTTGCGGAGTGTTAGGAGTTCTGCAGACGGCACATCGCTCAGTTTCTTGTATGTGGCAGGCTGCTGGGTTGAAGCTCCACCCTGGTGGCCGATAACGGCACTGAGCTTCATCTGTGGCGACATGGCAGAGATGATGCGCTCCAACTTCTCCTGGCCAATTTCCTTGCCGAGGTTGATGAACTCGTCCTTCTTGTCTGTGGCGATACGCTTCTCGCCGACTGCTTTCTCCACGACGGCAGTGATACTGGCAAGCGTGAGGGTCTCCTTCTCCTTCTGGAGTCTCTCGTTCTCTTGCTTAGCGGCATTCAGCTCGTTGAGCTTGGCGGTGATCTCCGCATCAGTCGCCGTTTCCGGCAAGCCCAACTGCAGGGCATACTGTTTCTGTTCCATTTGTTTTTGATTATTATTGTTCAACATTGGCAAGGGACACTCGCTGTCCTTGCCGAGAGTAATCTTCTTGCCGTCCTTCTGCAGCACGATGGCATCATCATTGGCTCCAATGTCCACCAAGCTAACCTCAAACAGTTTGCTCTTGGTGACGGTAGGACTGGTCTGACCCTGCACAAGCAGTTCGGGGTCCTCACTTGTCTCCAGAATGTCAAGCCCTGCGCTCACCATCTTCAGACTGCCGAACTCATACTGCTTCTTACAGCGTGTGGATAGTTCGGATGCTTCGTCAAACATCAATTCGCCGGTCACTTCACCATCCTCCACCTTCAGGTCTTTCACATAGCCTATCACATTACCACGCTCGTGCATATACAGCAGGACGGGGTTGCGCTGATACTGCTCCACATTCATGCCAGCTGTCAGCACTCTTGTGCCGTAGCTGTTCAGGCTATCGTTGGTTATTCTTACGCGTTTTCCTTTACTCATATCATTGTCGTTTTCTGGGCTGCATTGCCCGATTCGCAGTGCAATATTACGAGGTAATTGTCTGTCCGCCAAAAAAGTGTGCAATGGTTGCACACTTCTATGAAACCATTGCACACTTTTTTGGAGAGCCACCGAAATCGTGGCACTTTTGCAGAAGGAATCGGGGCGTGGTATGCCCTGATGTGAACAAAAACCTTATCAACATGACAAAGGCAGATATTGAAAAAAAGAAATCGCTGGCACGCACGCTCTATCTTTCGGGCATGGAGCAGCAGGAGATTGCGGAGAAGGTGGACGTGTCGCGCGTCACCATATCCAAATGGTGCTCAGCCGAGGGGTGGAAAGAGGCTCGTGCCGCCAAGAACATCACACGCCCTGAACTGGTGAACAAACTGTTGCTCACCATCGACACACTCATTACACAAGTGAATGGTTCTGACGACCCTGCACTCATTGCAGGACTTGGCGACAAGCTGGCTAAACTCTCGTCGGTCATTGAGAAGCTCGACAAGAAGGCTAATGTGGTGGATGCCATCGAGGTGTTCATGGCGTTCTCCAAGTGGCTGGAGTACCGCTCGCAGACAGACCCAGAGGTGACTCCCGAACTGATGCGTGTAATCAACAAGTTCCAGGACATGTACATCACAGAACAGATGGGCATAAAATAGTGGAGGCAGCCTATGGCAACAGCAGCGGAAAAGAAAAAGGCATACGATGAGTGGAAAGAGCGATGCCGGCAAGTGCAAGCCATTACGGACACGTCACTCCTGAAAAGCGAAACGCCAGTAGAAAGGGACATGCGTATCAAACGCTTGCTCAACAACTACGCAGCGTTCTGCGAGTATTACTTTCCACACTTCCTGCAATTGCGTGACAAGACGACCGGTGAGGTCATACGCACCATTCACAACGCTCCGTTCCACAACGAAGCTGCACGCAAGGTCCGAAACACGCCCGACTTGAAGGCTGTATTCATGTGGCCACGCGGTCACGCCAAATCGACCCACCTTGATGTATTCACGCCGCTCTGGTTGATGTTCCAACCGAAGCGGCTTATCAACTTTATGGTGGTTGTCGGAAAGTCGGAGGACAATGCCGACCGACTGCTTGGAGATATTCAAGCGGAACTGGAATACAACCAGCGTCTCATTGCCGACTTCGGACAGCAGAAGAACGACGGCGGATGGCAGGAGGGCGAGTTCAAGACAAAGAGCGGTGTGAAGTTCCTTGCCTGCGGTCGTGGACAGTCGCCTCGTGGTCTGCGTGACCGTGAATCCCGTCCTGACTACATCGTCATTGATGACCTTGACGACGATCAGCTTTGCAAGAACGACAAACTCGTACACGACCTCACCGACTGGGTGAAGGAGGCTCTCTTTGGTGCGCTTGATGTGGGCCGTGGACGCTTCATTATGGTGGGCAACCTCATCAGCAAGAACTCTGTGCTCTACAATCTCTCACGTACAAAGGGCGTGTTCCTTTCTAAAATCGTAGCGGTTGATCGTAACGGAGAACCGGTATGGAAGGAGAAATGGACCAAAGAGGAGGCGCAGGCTTACCGCGACTTCGTGGGCTATCGTGCCTGGGAGAAGGAGATGATGCACAACCCTATCGTGGATGGTACTATCTTCCGTGCGGATTGGATTCGATACAAGCGTTTGCCAAAGCTCGAAAAGTACGACATGATTGTGTGCTATACCGACCCGTCGTTCAAATCGACAACCTCCAACGACTACAAGGCGAGCCGCGTTTGGGGAAAGATTGGTTCGGAACTGCATCTCATAGACAGTTTCGTGCGCCAGGCGACAGTCAGCGAGATGGTTCGATGGCTATATGACCTCTACGAGCGTACACGCGACACGGTGGCTATTCAGTTCTTCATGGAAGCGAACTTCATGCAGGATGTGATTTTGGACGAATTTGCCGTGGAAGGTGAGCTGCGTGGCTACCAGCTGCCCATCATGCCCGACAAGCGGAAGAAGCCAGACAAAATCCAGCGTATCGAGGCGGTCAGTCCTCTTTGGGAACGTGGCTTTGTCTGGTACAACGAGCGCAAGAAGGAAGACCCCGATATGCAGGTGGGCATAGAACAGACGTTGGCGTTGGAGCGTGGCAGCCGTGTGCATGACGATGCGCCTGACGCTGATGAAGGCGCTATATGGATACTCCAGCGCAATACAAGACAGGAAAGTTTCAAACCGGTGTTCGGCAAAAGACCGACCGCCAAAAACATTTGGTAACAATGATACAAGTAATAAAGGACATTATCTGGGGATGGCAGTGCAAGCGTGCCATCAAGAAAGCCAACAAGCTCTCAAAGCCGCTTGGCATGAAGTATTATGTGATTTACATGAACGGCTCGCTGAAGGTCGTACCGAAACGCACCATCCGCGAACTGGTTGCCAAGCACCGCTTCCGTAAGGGTGTAAAGGTTGCCGACATCGAGCGTCGTGCCATTTATGTGACGCATTAGGAAGGAGGCTTACTATGTTTATCACGGAAGAGGACTACAGAGTGGTCATAGGCGAAAATGCGCTGAAGGTCGTGTCGCAGGCATCGCAGGAGATACGCGACAATGCGGAACTGGAGGCTTGCGAGGAGATTGCCGGCTACCTCAGACCAAAATACGACACGGAAGCGGTGTTCTCGGCTGAAGGCGAAAACCGCAACCGTTTGGTGGTAATGTATGCCGCCGACATTGCGCTCTATCACATGATTGCCGCTATGCCCCAAAAGATGGGCAGCGAAATACGCAAGGAGCGCTACGAGCGTGCCATAAAGTGGCTGGAAGGCGTGCAAGCCGGGAAAATCATCCCCGACCTGCCGCTCGCCATCGACGAGGACGGCACACCGACTGGCGACCTGCTCATATTCGGGTCACAGAAACAATTACGACATAACTGGTAACGCTATGGATATAAAGAACTTTTTCAGCGGTATGTTCGGAGGTGGCAGTCAAAATATACTGCACACGCCAAACGGGGACTTCAACCTTGCGAAGTCGTCTGACCGCAAGCGCATAAAGAAGATGGTCATCGAACTGAAACGCACCACCGATGCGCTTACACGCAGGGACATTGCCGGCTGGCGCAACGCCTGGCAGATGGCTATAAATGTGGACAGCCCGAACCGCCAACGTCTCTACGACATATACCGCGATGTGGATATTGACCTTCACCTATCGGGCTGTGTTCGCCAGCGTGTAGGATTCGTCATGGCGAAGTCCTTCAAACTGGTCGATGCAAAGGGTAATGAGAACGAGGAGGCACACCACTATTTCGATCAGGCTTGGTTCAAGCAAATGCTCGAATACGCGCTTGCCGCCAATCTTTGGGGACACTCGCTCATCGAACTTGGCGACCTCACCACCGATGGCGACGGATGTCCTTGCTATACGGATGTGAAGCTCATTCCACGGAAGCATGTCATTCCGGAATACGGCCGTGTGATTCAACAGCTCGGGCAGGACTGGACTACGGGCATAGACTACCGCTCCGCACCTTTCACAGATTGGCTCATTGAAGCCGGACGGCCTGACGACCTCGGACTGTATCTGAAGGCTGCCACGCAGACCATTCCGAAGAAAAACATGTTGGCATTCTGGGATTCCTTCGGCGAGATTTTCGGTATGCCGATGCGTATTGCACGCACCACCTCACGCGACCCCAAGGAGATTGGACGACTTGAACAGATGCTCAAGGGTGCCGGAGCAAGCCAGTACATGGTGGCAGGGCAGGACACGGAGATTGAATTTGTAGAGAGTGGCAAGGGCGATGCCTTCAATGTCTATGACAAGCGCATTGATCGCGCCAACTCGGAACTGTCAAAGCTTATCATCGGGCAGACTATGACCATCGAGGACGGCAGCAGCCTCTCGCAGTCGGAAACACATTTGGAGGTATTCGAGAACCTGGTGGAGAGCGACTGCACCATGCTGCGCGACATCGTCAACAACCAGCTTATCCCTCGCATGATGAAGCATGGTTTCCCTGTCAAGGGGCTGCGCTTCGAGTGGGACGATGCTGTCGATTACACGCCGGAGCAGCAGGTGGCATACGAGACGATGATTGCCGACCGCTACGAGGTGGACCCGATGTACTTTGCGGAAAAGTACAGCATGCCTGTGGGTGAACGGCGCAACGCCACACCCATGCTCCAGGCTGGCGGTGACGATGATGACGACGAGGGCAACAAAGAGCCGGACGACAAGAACAAGAAGAAACGGCAGCAGAACATTCACGGCGGTTTTTTCGACTGAGCCCCAGTGATTACCTGGGGCTGCACCGACGCTACGCCCAACTGTTAGGCGATGGGCCGCAGACTTTGTCGCTGTCAAAGGAGCGTGAGGAGGAGATACGCAAGCAGCTCTCCGAACTGTTCGACGGCATGATGCGCACGCTCTACTCGTTGGAGGGATCGCAGTTCCGCATTGAGGTGCTGGCCGAGCCGAAAATCCAGAAGTTCATCGATGCCCATGCCGGTGTGCTGGACTCCACTTTCAAAAAGGTGGGGATGTCCGATGCCATGCGCAAGCGGCTCCAGCGGTCGGACTACATATTCTCCGGCATGAAAACATTCCATGAGTTGAACGAGGCGTTCCCGTCCTTGCTGGATTCTAACGGCAATAGAAAGACATTCGAAGCCTTTTTGAATGATGTTAGAAAGATAGACAAGACCTACAACTCCAACTACCTCCGTGCGGAGTACAACTTCGTGCAGTCGTCTGCGGAGATGGCTGCCAAATGGGAGCGGTTCTCGGAGGACGGCGACCGATACAACCTTCAGTACCGCACGGCTGGCGATGGCAAGGTGCGCCCGGAACACGCTGCGCTTAACGGAGTGACGCTTCCACCCTCTGACCCGTTCTGGGAGGAGTACTATCCGCCCAACGGCTGGAACTGCCGCTGTACCGTAGTACAGGTTCGCAGGTCGAAATATCCTGTCACACCCCACAATGAGGCTATGGCATTGGGCGAAGAAGCTCTTCAGCGTGACACAAAGGGTATCTTCCATTTCAATCCAGGAAAGGAAGACAAGACCGTACCCGACTACAACCCCTACACTATTCGCCGGTGTCGTGACTGCGATGTCGCTAAGGGAAAGTTGAAACTGACTTTCGTGCCGGACAATGAGTTATGTGCCGCTTGTCGTTTTCTTCATGAATGCGTTGGCAATCGTGAAAAGACACAAGCTGCAATCTTACGTAAACATTATATAGATAAAGAAATGGCTCCACTGCTTGATAAAAAAGTCCAGAAGCAATTACCGAATGGAAACAATATAAAAGTCGGATTTGACAAGAAAGGAAACAAGCATTTGTATTCTGATACAATGGCCAGAACTCGCCGTGTGAGTGCCGATGAATTAAAAGACATGGACATCATGCTTGATAATGCCATATATTTGGATGAAGCAGCACACGACCCTACACACAACAATCCATTTGATTACTTCTACTATTTCAAGGCTACGACTGCAGATGGACAAAGCGTAAGGTTGAATATCGGGCGAGAAACGCACAGAAGAAACGATGGGCGTATTATTGTGAAATACATTTGCTATTCCATCAACAATATAAACGAATAAAAGCATCTCAGGCGACCTCTTAGCTTGTTACGCAGTTCGGCCATTCCCTCAATGCTTTGGTGCAAAGGTAATAACAATTTTTCAAAACACATCAAGATATGAACAAAATTATCTCATTTCTGAAGAAAAGCAACCGCTACAAGCATCTTGTCGGCGGTTTGTTGGCCGGTCTGTGCGCATTGTCGCCATGGGCTGCCATCTATTCTGCCATCATCGCAGCCTCATGTCTCGAACTCAAAGACAAGCTTCACGGCTGTCCTTGGGACTGGATTGACTGGGCTTGCACAGTGCTCGGAGGCTTCATTGCAATGTTATTTTGGCTCATTGTGTAATATTCATTCATCTTTTGCTCAGAGAATGAGTAACTTTGCAAACTGGTAGAGTTTCCCATAGGCCGTGTGGTCTATCGCGGGTACAACAATGCGAACGCGAATGGCGGGTTATCGAATGCGAATGCGAATAACGATGCCTCGAATGCGAATGCGAATGTCGGCTCGCGCCTGGAAATCCAACTAATCGGCGTACAACGATGGGGACGTGTCCCTAATGTGGAGCCGAGGGAAACGAGCCACAGCAAAAGCACATATATTCAAGGTGGAAAGCTGAAACATCAAGTGTCGGGCAATAGAGTTTGGTAGGTCGGTAACGATTCGAAGAAGTTTGGCCCGGGGAAAGGAAGGCCCTTATCTTCCATCATATAAAAAGAAGACCATGCACAGAGAAGGCTATATCATGCAAGAGATAACGTCCTACGGCAATATGTCGGAGGCGTTTGACCGTGTACTGCGTGGGAAGAAGCGTAAGAAATGCCGTCAAGGACGCTATCTGCTCGCACACCGCGAGGAGGTGATTGCAGAACTGACTGCAAAACTTGCCGACGGTTCCTTTCGACTCGGCAGTTATCATGAACGCATCATCTGTGAGAATGGCAAAGTAAGACACCTGCAGATTATTTCCATGTACGACCGCATCGCAGTGTATGCCGTGATGAACGTGGTGGACCAACATCTGCATAAGCGTTTTATCAGGACGACTGGAGCAAGTATCAAGAAGCGTGGCACACATGATCTCCGCAAGTGCATGCAATTGGACATGGAACGTGACCCCGAAGGCACACGCTACTGCTACGAGTTCGACATCAAGCATTTCTATGACAATACTAAGCCTGAGTTTGTCATGTGGTGCTACCGCAGAGTATTCAAAGACAAAATCCTGCTGTCGCTCCTGGATCATTTTCTTCATCTTCTGCCAGAGGGTATCAGCTTCGGGTTGCGAAGCTCACAGGCTTCTGGCAACCTCTTGTTGTCCGAGTACCTTGACCATTATCTGAAGGACAAATACGGCATCCGCCATTTCTACCGTTATTGCGATGACGGTAGAGTGCTCTGTGGCAACAAGCAGGAAAATTGGCTGGCACACGGCATTGTACATGAGCAAGTCGAAAAAATTGACCTTGAAATCAAGAAGAACGAAAGGGTATTCCCATCAGCGCAAGGAATCGACTTCTTGGGGTATGTGACATTCAACGGATCATACTCATTACTGCGCAAGCGCGTCAAGAAGAAGTATGCAAGGAAACTACACAAAGTCAAGTCAAGAAAGAGACGGCGAGAACTGATTGCGTCATTCTACGGAATGGCCAAGCACGCTTGCTGCCGAAATTTGTTTTATAAATTAACAGGCAAAAAAATGAAATCATTTAAGGATTTGAATGTCGCTTACAAGCCAGAGGACGGCAAGAAGCGATTTGCGGGTGCGGTGGTAAGCATCCGCGAGTTGGTGAACCTGCCCATCGTGGTAAAAGACTTCGAGGTCGGAGTCAAAACCAGCCAGGGCGAAGACCGCTGTGTCGTGTCCATCGAGCAGAACGGCGAGCCAAAGAAATTTTTCACCAACAGCGAGGAGATGAAAAACATTCTCCAGCAAGTGAGTGAAATGCCTGACGGCTTCCCATTCGAGACCACCATCAAGGCGGAAACCTTCGGCAAAGGTAGAACAAAGTACATTTTCACATGATGAACAGAGTAAACGGAGCACAAGGGGTAAAGCTGCTTGAATGCACCAACCCCGTCAAAGGAAAATGGCGCGTCCGATGGGACGTGCATAACAACGAGGATGGATCTGCCGACTATATGGAGGCTGAGTTCAACGGAAAGCCATCTGAGGATACCATCAAGACCATGGTGTCGGAATGGTTCAACGACCGCACGAACGAGACCATACTTTCTGGCTTCGTGTGGAACGGCATGAGCGTGTGGCTCTCTAACGAGAACCAGTTCAACTACAAGGTGGCATACGACTTGGCTGTGCAGTCTGATGGCAAGACATTGCCAGTCACGTTCAAGTTCGGAACAGACGATGTGCCATACTATCACACGTTCAGCACCATCGAAGAACTGACGGACTTCTATACCAAAGCCATGCAGCATATCCAGGACACACTGGCTGACGGATGGAAGAGCAAGGATAATTTCAATTTGGAGTTATACCGAGACTAAGAACAATCCCTTCGGGGGAGGGAAATAAAAAAGCCCCCGGCCTGTTAATTAGTCGTCTCACTTACTCATTAACACAACGATACCTCTTACCGGCACGACCGGGGGCATATACCCTCGTTCGCCAGTAAGAGGTTTATTTTTGTTGTGCGCGATTGCGCTGAATAAGTGAGACGATGCAAAAGTACTAAATTTTTCTGAAAATGAAACTGATAGAGATACTTAATTTGAACAGGGAACTGCTGATTTACTTCCAAAAGGCAGGAATCAGACTGGACGATGTGCAGTACATCGACCTTTTTAATGAATACCGCACGCTTTCCGCACAGGGCGAGAAGGTGTCCTATATCGTGGCAAGGCTCGCCACGGAGTATGCCGTCAGCGAGCGCAAGGTCTATAACCTCATACGCCGTTTCAAAACCGACTGCAACCTGCTTGCAGTGTAACGTGGTGGCTTGTTGGTTAGGGAGAGGTGCTGCCGTGTTACCTTTGCACCGTTTTCAAAATCAAAACGGTCATGAACAAATACCATCAAATTTTACAGAAAGTGCTTGCCGAGGGCAAGTGCCAACAAAACAAGAAGGGGAGCATACGCTATCTGCTCAACGAGAGGCTGGTGCTCTCCCCTGCCGACCTGCTCGACATCTTCGAGGGGCACGGCATCGCACGCAAGAAGTTAAGGAATGAGCTGCAGCTTTTCATGCAGGGTGAACGCAACGTGGAGAAGTACCGCGAGGTGGGCATCAACTGGTGGGACTACTGCGGTGCCATTCTCGTAAACTCCTACCCCACCTATTTTGAAAAGTTGCCGCCACTCATTGCAAGAATCAACCGGGAAAAACGCAACAGCAAGAATTATGTGCTGTTCCTTGGTTCCACCGATGCGGAGACAAACCAGGCTCCGTGCCTGTCGCTCGTCCAGTTCCAGATAGAGAACGGCGAACTGGTTGTGTCGGCTTACCAGCGCAGCTCAGACGCGAACCTCGGCTTGCCTGCGGACATCTACCATCTCTACCTTATGGCTCGGCAGATTGACCTCCCGTTGAAGTCCATCACGCTGAACCTTGCGAATGTGCATATCTACGAGAACAACATCGAACACACCATACAACTGCTCGACGGGAACGAGAACGTGAAATTTGAACTGAACGTATAAAACATGAAAAAACAGTATTTATCGGCACCGCTCCCTTTCGTGGGACAGAAGCGCATGTTCGCGCGTGAGTTCATCAAGGTTCTGAAGCAATATCCGGAGGACACGGTATTCGTGGATTTGTTCGGTGGTTCGGGTCTGCTGTCGCACATCACCAAGTGCCAGAAGCCGGATGCCACAGTCATATACAACGACTTCGACGGCTACCAAAACCGTCTGCAGCACATTCCGCAGACCAACCACCTTTTGGCTGACCTGCGCAAAATGGTGGAGGCGGAGGGCATACCCAAGCACAGCTGCATCCGTGGTGAACTGCGCGACCGCATATTCGCCCGATTGGAGCAGGAGGAGCATGAGGTCGGGTACATAGACTTCATCACCATTTCGTCCGGGCTGATGTTCTCCATGAAGTACAAGATGAGCATTCCCGAAATGAAAAAGGAGGCTCTCTACAATAATTTGCGCAAATCAGACTACCCCATTTGCGAGGACTACTTGGAGGCATCACGGTGGTGTCGTGCGACTACAAGGAGGTATTCGCCCGATACAAGGATGTGCCGAATGTGGTGTTCCTCGTTGATCCGCCGTACCTTTCCACCGATGTGGGCACATATAATATGTATTGGAGGCTTTCTGACTACCTTGACGTGCTGACCATTCTTGCCGGGCATCGTTTCGTTTACTTCACTTCCAACAAGTCGTCCATCATCGAGCTTTGCGAGTGGATGGGCAGGAATCCGACCGTGGGCAACCCATTCAGAAACTGTCACAAAGTGGAGTTCAACGCCACCGTGAACTACAGCTCGCACTACACGGACATGATGCTGTTCACCGATGCCGCCTGACGGTGTTATAATTCAATTCTGACAACATAATAAGAGCGTTCCAAGCAATCAGCCGGGAACGCTCTTTCTGTTTGATACGGGGCAAATCAGAGCCGTTTTATGGCGACATACTGATATACCTCTATGGTCTCCACGATGTCCTCGTGGTCATGGTTGGTGATGCTCTGCGCAAGGTCAAGTTCTCCAAAGGTCTCGCCCTCCAGGTTGGCAAGCCTCCTGTGGATTTTGTCAGGCAGGTCGAACACCTCCAGCGCATCTTCCCTGAACGGACTGCCCTCGCTGGAAGCGCCTGCCCAGTCGGTGACGATGTGGAGGGTTATCTGTGGCTCGGCACGGTACTCCACGCCGTTCACTATCGGTTTCCACTGTATCGGGCCGAACTCCACGAACACGGCAGGTCTCTCCCACCCTTCTTCCTGCTCGATGAACTCCACGTTGCGGTTCCACAGGTCGATGTGCTTTATTTCCGCTATCGCTCCGAGTTCCCTGCAAAGGAGGTTATAAAGTTCTTTTCTCATTTTCGCTTGATTTCAAATTCCACATTAAAGTATTCGGTGATGTTCTCCTCCACGATGTCTCGGACGGCCTTTTCCACTTCGGGTGACACGCCCAGGAAACGCCTGCGCGGTATCTTGATGCTCTTGCCCTCTTTCATCAGCGCCATGTACTTCCAGAATTCGGCCTCAGTGCTCAACTGGACGGTGCGCTTGTCGTTGCGCCACTCGCCGTTCTTTTTGCGGCCGAATGCGCCTGAAGTCTCGTAATACTTTGCCCAGAAGAAGCGTTTCATCTTCTTCGTCACCCTTATCTCGCCTCCGTCGTTGTGTATGGTCGCATACGGCAGCGTGGTGAAGAACGTGATGCTGTTCTCGGTGGTTCGGCTGGATATGCTCTGGCGGAGGGTGCCGGTGTCTATCAGTATGGAACCGCCCGGCCGTGTGGGGCTTTTCCTGCGCTGCCACGCCTCGCTGAAGAAAGCCTGCCGCTCGAAGTTCCTGTCGAACTCGTCGCCCATCTCCACCCTAATGTCGTTTAGGATATTGCGGATTATTTTCTGTATGTCCTGGTTCATCGTCAAAGTCGAATTTCAGAAACGTCTGTGCCTCTTGTGGCACTTCGTTCTTAGGGTCACAAGAGGCATTAAGGAGGTTGTAGAAGGTACGCTCACATATACCATAAACAGGATACACGTACCTTCGCCATATCTCGCGGTTGCTGATTCCGCTTTTGGCATGTTGGTCGTATATCCTATTTATGTCGGTGACACGTTTCTGATAGCTTGCTCCTCGCCTCTTGCTCATAAAATGTTTTAGTGTCTGTCTCTTGGTTTATAGGGACGGATGTCATAGCTCATCTTTGCGCTGACGGTTACTCTGCCCGTTCCCTCACATTGGCCACATGTGCTTTCTTTGCCAGTCTCCTTGTCGTGGAGACGACCTGTGCCGTAACACTTACGGCACAAGGCCACTTTCGGCTTCTTCTCTACTTCCAGTATCATGTCTCTTCGCTTTTAGGATTCTGTCATTCCGAGCGGTATGGGTTTCCACATTCCGTTCTCGTTCTTTATCTCGGCCCTGATGAACTGCTTGCTCACCTCAGGCTGGTAGCTTTCCTCGATGATGCGCACACCCTCAAGGAAACGCTCGTCGCCGGTGTCCTGTGCCACCTTGCGGAGCTGCACGATACGGCTTGCCTTCAGCGTTCCCTTGGCATCGCGTGCCAGCAGGCGGAACACCATGTTCACCAGTGCCTGTGTCTTGTCGTCGTTGGCAAGGCTGGCGATGTACTCCTTCACGATGGCGATGCCGTCCTCCACCGTGTCACGGTAGCCGTCGGTCACATACACACCGAGCGTGATGCGCTTGTTGCCCTCTGAGTTGGTGAACGTGTGGCTGCGCTGGTCGTCCTTGACCTTGGTCTTGAACAGGTCGGACTTCATCTCCAGTATGGTCTTGAAGTTGTCCATCACCTTTTGCTTGCTGTCCTTGATTTGCTCGCTGATGCTGAGTAACACGGGTATGGAGTGCTCTATCTCCTCGTCCACGAGCTGTTTGTACTCTTCACGCTCAGCCTTGGCTTTTGCCTCCGCCTCTTTCTTGGCTTTCGCCTTCTGGAATGCCCGGTACTCGGCCATCTCCTCTGCCGTCATTTCAACGGTCTGCTTGTTGTTTCCTTCCATGTCTTTGTCTTTTTATGGGGTTAGTCCTCATCATAGTTCTGCATCTCGGGCTCGTCTATAAGCATCGCCTCCTGTTGTGCGTATGCCCAGTCTGCCAACTCGCCGAAGAACTCGGCGGCCTCTTCGCGCTCCATGTCAAGGGAGGCTTCGAGGGCTTGCTGCCTCAGCACCTTCAGTGCCTGTTCCTGTTTCCTTTCCATATCTGTCAGCATGTTGGGGTGTTTGCGTCCATGCGGATAACATAGGCCACTTCCACCTGTGGCTTGACTTCCGTATTCTTTGGCTTCAGTCCGCCCTTGCGCTTGATAGAGCGGAGCTTTACAGAAAGTTGCTCCAATTCCTCGTTGCTCAGCCGGGCGAACACCTTGCCCGCGATGCGCGGATCCTGGCAGAAAGCGTTGATGCGTGTCCAGTCCGTGGTGTCGATGCCGAGTTTCTGAATGAGTTTCAGGCACTCGCTCCTGCGCTTCTTCTGCCCGTCCTTCTGGCCGTTCAGTTTCTCCAGCGCGTCACAGCAGTCGTTGTACTCTCTCCGTGTCATCTCACGGAGGCTGTCGGTGCGGTTCCAGGTGTACTGCAGCACGACCTGTTTCTTGAACTCCTCGCGGCTGCCGTTATACGGCAATTTGTTGAAAGCCGCAAAGAACCGTGCGAAATTGGTTACTTCCTGTGTCATGGTCATTTTCCTTTTACAAGTTCCTTGACTGAGGCTATGGCAGCGCACATCATCATCAGTTTTACTGTCTTGGCTTCTCCCTCGAATGCGTTATAGTCGCATTTGATAGGGGCTTTGCTCATTGCCTCCCAAATCTGTTCCGCCTCCTCGTCCTTCTTCTGGTCCATCAGAAAGAGAAACGCATCATATTCTGAGCGGTCAAACTCAAACACCAGTTGTACTTTTTTTTCTTCCATATTTTCTATGTTTTAATGTTATTCGAACAATACTTTAATGCCGCACGAACTGGCAACATCAAGTTCCAGCTTCGCACCCTTGCTCAATTCCCAGCCCTGCAGCATGTAGATGCAGTCGCATTCCAAAAGCAGGGCGATGTCCCTTCTCATGTGCTCCATCCAGTGAGCATCCTGCGAAACGCCATTTTCAAATGGGTTCACCGGCTCGTAACCTTTTATGGAGAGATAGCGTGCCGCATGGTCAAAGGTTGCCATACGCTCTTTAAGGTCGTAGTGGGCTATCGCTCCGCTGATATAAACTTTCTTCTTCATCTCAGTTTTATTTAGTTGTTAGACTTGTCATTATAAACCTCCACGGCTTTCTCCGCCCAGATGGTGTAGTATTCACTTACGTTGCCTGAATAGCGTCCTTGACAGTATGCACGGAAGCCTTGCGTCCTCACCTTCACGCCGGCAGCGTATTTCAGTCTGATGGCAGGTTTGCCGATGGGCTTGCCTTTGTCCTCTTGGCTGACGAATATAAATGTCTTACGCTTGAAGCGTTCTATCAGCGCCTTGGTCAGTGAATATTCCCACCCTGCTTCGTATGCGTACTGGTAACTGTCCACAATGATGAACTTGGCACTCTTGGGCTTCGCCAGACGTTCTTCCAATGCCTTGATGTCGCCATCGGTAATGATGCGGAACGAGCCTTGAACGTCACTCATCTTGAATTGGGCAAGCCGTCTTTTCATCGACAGCCCCACACCCTCCTCCAAGGACACATACAGCACGCTGCCTATTCCGCAGAGCATCTTTGCAAACTGCATCACAAACGAACTTTTGCCGCTGGCACTGGGTCCGCAGATAAACCATGTGTCGCCCTCTTCCGGCTGACCGAACACATCTTTCCATTGTCCTTCAAATGGTAGTGCCTTGCACTTGATATTCGCCACATCCTTGGGGCTATATGCTCGCTTTGCCATATCACAACTGCGCTCCTTTCTTGTTTCTGTATGGTGTCACATAGCACCAGCCCAAAAGACGCTTAAATGGAAGTCCTATGCCGTGAATGGTCTGCATGATACAGAAGTCTCCGTATTCATCAACCTCGCCATCACAATAGCCCTGATATACTTGCAGGTTATCCATCACGAACTTTGCTTCACGATTCTTGTCTATATTCTCCAGCTCACATGGTGATTTGAGCACCTGACGGCTACCACCGGAAAAAGTCACTGTTATTTTTGTCATCATGCCTGCACTCTTTTTAGTTTTTCTATTTCCGTGTAAACTCGTCTCAGTCCACCACCCGACTTGCGCACCAGGGTAGCAATATCCGCACCTTCAGGGGCGTTCACCTTTGCCACCACGCTCGCCTGGTCTTTCAGGAACTTCTCACGCTCCTTGCAGTCGTCGGGCGTTACCTTCGAGTAGCGGTCACCGTATCGGCTGAGCATCTCGGTATAGCCCACTTTCTTGCACTCAATGGAGCGATTGATTTTGGCTTTCAGTCCGTCCGCACCCATCATATACCAGGCGCAGCATCTTTCTGTAGCGTTCCACAAGGCTTTGAGTTCCAGGAATGCCTCATACTGCAAGTCGCCAGCCTCGTCCAGAATGATGAGTGGGGTGTCGATTGAGCGCAAGTAATAGACCAAATCCTCGTACACGTCGCTGTATCTTCCATTGCTGCCAACACCAAACTCAGTGGCTATCTTACGCACCAGCTTCAGTTTGGTCTTCACTTGTGAGCAATCCACATAGATGGCATTGCGGTGGCACTGCACATAATAGCGTGCCGTGAATGTCTTGCCGATGTTGGGTATATCACAAAGTATCGCACTCAGTCCGCTCTGTTGGCTGAACTCCAGCTGCTTGGTGATATATTCGAAGGTAGCGGTGCGTGCTGGCTTCCATTCAATGCCTCCTCTGAGGTTCACACCCAGTCTTCGGGCGATGGTTATCCAGTTGGCTTCGCTCAGTGCCTTGTCTGTCTGACCATTCTTGATGGCGCTATATACCGAGGTGCTGATGCCCAATGAAGCAGCGTGCTTGGCATCGCTCGGATAGTTCGTGCGGTTGGTGGCTATAGCCTCCAATATCCGCTTCTTGTTCTCATTCGTTATCATGTCTCACGTTATTTTAATTGTATTCTAATATCATTCTATAAATCTGCCAACGGGTCAGAAATGTGGTAGGTCACTTCCATTTCCTGCTCGCTTTCCATTGGTGGAAGTTCAATCGGTGGCGGTGGTGCAGCCTCTTCTGAGTGTTCCGGCTTGGATATGCCAACAGTTGCAATGGCGTTCTTCTTCACGTATGCGTTGAATGCAGCTATCTTCTTCTGCTGGTTCACGAATATCTCCTTGTCCTCGTCAGTCTGCTCAGCATCGGCAGTGTTGAACGTGCCCACGTCCTCGAGCTTGTCGATAAGTCGGTCGTTCTGGAAGATATAAACGTCGGTTGCCTTGCCGTCCTCATCGGTCAGATAGTAGGCATCCACCTTGTAATTGTTCGGGGCAAGTCTTTCTATTACCTCGGTCTTGCTCAGCCACCAGTCCTTGTATGCTACCCTGCAGTAACTATTCCTGCGTATGGAGGTCTCGGTGTGCTCTCCGATGAAGCGTGCCCACACCGATTTGTCCATTGGCTGGAGCGTGGGGTTCATGTTGGCTTCAAGCACTTGCCAGCGTGTCATGCCGGGGTATTTCTTCTGGTTCGGGTGAAGGGTACTGTTGAACTCCCTGATGTCGCATATATCGTCGGCAATCAGTTCGTCCCAACTATAGTACTGCCGGTCCTCATAGGTGTCGTTCTTCTCATCGAACACCTTCTTGGCTTCCGTGCGGTAGTGTCTGTCCTTGGCGTAGAAGCGTCCGATGCCGAGGTGGTTGCGGTGCTCCACACTGCGCTTCTTGGCTCCGTTCATCGGCTCGGCATATTTCTCCTGCGAGTTCATAGGGGCGCAGAAGCGCACGAATGGGAACAACACGCCGGCCTTCAGGAAACTGTCTTTCCACTGGGTCATCAAGTGGTTCTCCACCTCTACCTGTGCAGGGCAGCCCCACCCCTTGCTTTCTATCAGCCGGAACATGGAACGGAAGCAGTCGGCAACCAGGTCCACGTTCTTGTTGCGGTTGTAGGCGTAGCCCACCACGCACTGGCTTGTCACATCGTAGGCGTAGTATGCCTTCGGCCTTGCTTTGGTATCCTTCAGTTTGCGTGGGAGGTCGCGGTCGTCGAATGAAATTTTTGAGAACGAGAACTCGGGCGCATGGCGGTGAACGTGGGGCATCTGCTCGTGCATGAATGTGGTGTAGGACTCTTGGTGTTTAGCTATAAACAGACGAGCATCTGGACGATTCAGGTAGTTCGTGATAGTGCTTTCGCTTAATGACTTCGGGTCACCATTCTTGTCAGTCCACTCGCTTGCGTCGAAAAGCTCACCAGTCTCTGGGTCATACACGTCCAGCTCACCGCACACAAACGAGTTGTACAATTCCCAAACATTGGTATTGAACGGCTTGTTGGGTAGCACCGCTATTGACCATATCAAGCGCATTGTTCGGTAATCCACCTTACGGCTTGCCTGGTTGCCGAACTTTCGGCTGATGAGGCACTGGTATCCGTCACGCTGATACTCGTTCACCTTCTTGCGGAAGCGCAACATACTTGCCGGCAATGTGTGCCCTGTCTTCATACGGTAGCCTTCCACAGCTTGCGACATCATGCTCCAGTCATACTTCTGGCCCATTGTCTTCTGTATCGCCTTGGCGTTGTTGTAGAGCTTAATACAAGCATTCAGCACGCTGGCATTGGTCACATACTCCTTCACATGAGCGTCAGTAGCGTGGTCGTGTCCGCACTGGTTGCGCCAGTCGTTGAAATATGCGACAGCTGCCTGGTCCACCTCGTAGTTGGCATCAAGCCAGGCAAGCAGCACCTCAAGCGACGGGTCGGGGTACAGGGTCTTGAGTTTCTCCTGATAGGAATCGGGCAGACTGCTGACTGCGATGAGCGCGTAGTTATTTGCGGAGCCTCCTCCACGACGCACTACATCTATGCGACCGCGTGCAGAGAGCTGCTTGTAGTTGGAAACGGTCATAACGCCTCCGTCCACAAGTTCCCGCATCGAGATGCAAAGTCTGTTATCGTGGTACTCCATAATTCTGCCTCCCTTATCTTAATGCACTTGCAAACTTCTGGATAGCAGGTATATCACGCACCATCACATTGTCATAGTGGCGAACAACTGTCCCTTTGTGCAATACATCACAACCTCCGTCTCCTTTCTTCTGAAACTCCAACAGCACGCCATTGGGAAGATACTGGCGCATATAGTCATCTGAATCGTAAAGCGTTTCAATCTCCGGTATTACAATCATGATGATACCACCGCGCTCCATGGCAAGTTTGCGTATTTTACGGGCAAGGTCAGTGTTTCCACGCTCACCTTCAAATCGGAGGGCATAGTAAACCATACGCTCTGTCACCTTCAACGAGGCAATTATGAACTCGCGGTCTTCTTTTTTAATGTGAATATACCTTTTCATGTCTCACTTGTTTTGATGTTATACATATTGTGGAGTGTGGGGAGTCGAACCCCGTGGCTGTCCTACGCTCTTCGCTTTCGCTTATTCCAACTTTCCAGCTATTGCAACCGTGCCACCCCTGCGGTCTTTCCCGCTGTCATCCGAGGCAGGCCCTGCCGACAATCCAGTGCACTGGCTGACAATCCAGTGCAGCACCCAGGGCCTCCGGGTTATCCTGCAATCATTTTACCTCGTTTATATTCGGTCTTATGCTACATCCGTAGCAGGACATCAGCCGTCTTATCAATCTCGCCACATAACATTCTGGTGCTGTAAATATGATGCCGTCCTCTTCCGTGTAGCTGAAACTAACACCATCCATTATCAGAACCATTGCCACCTTGTGCTTCACGCTCTGCGTCTGCCATTCCTTTAATTCGTTGTCGTTCATATTCTTTATTTGCAAAAATTCGTTATTCTCGGCCTTTTTTCGTATCTTTGGCCGCTCGTTCAATCTTGAACACGTTGCAAAGATAGTGATAATTTTCAACCCGACAAATATATTCGGGGATTTTTTTCAACTTATGGGTAATATTTTATCAAGAATACAGGAAATAGCCTCTAATGAGGGGATAACCATCGGCGCTCTTGAACGTCAGATAGGCGCAAGTAAGGGTGTTTTGTCCCGTGCCATAAACAACGGTACAGACATTCAGTCTAAGTGGGTTCAAACAATAGTTGAAAATTATCCCCAGTATTCAGCTCGTTGGCTCATGATTGGAGTTGGAAGCATGCTTGAAAACAACACCGATAAACAAATTCAGGGGGAGGCGAATGATGATCAAAAAAAACACATCGCTGTTCCAGTTCCAGACAACAGCCACGAGGGTATTCCGCTTATCCCCATTGACGCAATGGCAGGTGCTTTGACAGACGAGAGAACCGTACTTGAATATGAATGTGAACGCTACGTTGTACCCGCATTTAAGGGCGCAGACTTTCTCATTCCCGTAAAAGGTTCAAGCATGTACCCCAAATATAGTTCTGGCGATATTGTCGCTTGCCAACGAGTTCCGATGTCTGATTTATTCTTTCAATGGAACAAAGTTTATGTTATAGACACAAATCAAGGCGCACTCATTAAACGCATAAAACCCGGGAGCGACAAAGACCATGTCCTCATTGTATCGGACAACGAAAAATACGACCCGTTTGAGCTTCCATACTCATCCATTCACGCAGTAGCCTTAGTTATCGGTGTCATAAGGTTAGAATAGCACCATACGCATACCCCTCCAACACCATTCGTACCCCATTTGGAGGGGTGTACCCCTTCTTTTGAGGTTCGCTTCACGCAAGAAACCCCATAAACACAAGGTTTAAGCCAGATTCTTGCACATTTTACCTATATCGCAAATGGGCAGTTCCCCCCACCCTACCCCTTAAAACCTGTCTCTTATACACATCTGACGCTGCCGACGATATGCAGTGTGTA